CGAGGAGGGCGCAGAGCGTAAGGAATGGGTTCTGGCAATGCTCAAGGCAGGTTCAGATGGTATCAATTACGATATTGATTATGATGCAATTGCCGAAATGATCGACCGTCTGTGCGATATGAGTAAGGTTATCAATCCTGCCGTTCCTGCTACAGAAAAAGCAGGTGAGTAAGGCTTATGATTGGTTACCTTGAATATTTGGATGTGCCAGTAAAAATTGGTCTTGCCATCATTGGTAGCTTTCTCGTGATGCAGATCATTGGCGAGTTTCTTGAATTCAAGGGTAAAGTCGTGCCGGAGTTTCTTAAAGTTCGTAAGTTCTTCTCCAGAAGAAAGCGGGAAAAGAATGAAACAACACAAACGCTGAGAGAGGTTAGGCAACTTCTCAGCGAAGTTAATGCTCATTATTCAGAAGACAATATTACAAAGCGAAACAGTTGGATGAATTGGGTAAACGATCGTGCCATTGTATACGATGAGTCTATCATCGAGATTAGCAAAAATCTTTCTGATGTTACTCAGGCGCTGAAGGACAATACCAGACTGACTGAAGAAATGTTCATTCAGAGCAGCCGAGATAGGATTATTGATTTTGCCACTAAGGTAGCAGATGAGAAAGTCCCTGTTTCGCGAGAAGAGTTCAACAGAATTTTTAAGGTGTACGATAAATATGAAAAATTCCTCGAAGATCATAAGATGACAAATGGCGAAATTGATATTGCCTATCGCATTATCAAGGAGTCATATGAACAGCATATGCGTAACCATTCGTTTATCGAAGACATCAGAGGATATGCGCCTATTGAGTAAACAAAGCAATCGGATATTTGTGGGTGAAATGTTCGTTGACAAGCAAGAGAAGTTTCCAATAGGATTTCCTTTGAATTTATAGTGGGAGCCGTCACTTCGTGTGATGCGCTCCCATTTTTTTGCGCGGAAAAAAGAAAGGGCGGGAATGAGAGATATACTCCCAAACCCGCCCTAACTTGTTTGTAAAGTTTTGCAGATATAAGTTTGCTCTGTATGCTTATAACAATGTCGCTCTTGCGGCACTCTTATAAACAGGCAGATTTTAGACAAAAGAAAAACACCATTGTCGAAACAACAGTGTCTTTCAGTACATATCATGGTGTGCTCGTCAATTCAAAAGTGGTAAAAAGGTGGTAAAACCGACCACGGAAACCTTGAAAACCGCGTGATTACGGGCTTTTTTAGTCAATTGGTTTCATTGTGGGGATGTGTAACCGGATATTTTCATATGCTCTCATATCTTCTTACATCCTCATTCTTACAGGGTTTTCTGGACTTTCCTTCAATGTTTCTTCTTATATCTTACCACTACTTCGCGCCCAAAAGTGGTAGAAAAAGTGGTAAAATCAGTGGTAGGAAAATTGGCTTGTTATACGATTTTTATCTTGCCCTCAAGGCTTGCAAAACTCTGCTTTTTCCTATCCATCGTAGCTTCATTGTAGATGTCCATTGTCGTAGAAATATCGGCATGACCCATGATTTCCTGAATGACCTTGATGTCTCTTTCGTTCTCGCAGAACCTCGTACAGAATGTGTGTCTGAGTTGGTGTACGGAGAAACGAGGGATCAATACAGGCTCTCGCTGTTCCTTCTCTGCTGCTTCTACTTCCTGTTTGTTATGGTCGCGAACAATGCGCTCTATCGCTCGATTGATATTGTGTGGCGAAAGTACATACCCATAACGGTTGGAGAAAATGAAGCCGCTGTAGCCATCAATTTCCGTCTGATTGAATCCAGTAATTTGTTGTCTTTCGTACTCTTGCGTCAAGGCGTTCTTGACATCTTGGAACATAGGGATGATCCTTATACCAGCTTTGGTTTTTGGTGTGGTAATGTGGAACTCACACGATCCGCTATCCTGTTGCCGATAGATAAGGTTATGATTAACTGAGATAAGGTTCTGCTCAAAGTCGCAGTCTTCCCATCGAAGGCCAATAACTTCGCCAACTCTGCAGCCTGTTCCAAGCAATACCGTAAACAGTGGCATCCAATGAGAATACTGGATGCTGTTAGAACAGAAAGTGACAAAAGCTTCCTGTTGAGGTATTGTAAGGGCGTGCCGCTTTGGCTTTGTCCAATCGTGGCTTCGTTTAATCTCTGCCATCACACCGTCGCTTGGGTTCGCTCTGATCTTACCATCTCTGACTGCTGTAGTAAACACAGGATGTAAGATGGTATGGATGATTTCCAAGCTGTTTGGTTTGAACCCTACATCCTTAATAAGGTGGATATAGAACTTCTTGACATCGCTGTACTTGATGCTGGCGATCTTTTTTGTCCCCAGATCATCACGCACATACTTTTTGTACATATACTTGTAGTTCGTTCGGGTAGATTGCTTAAGCTCATATTTCGTTTCGATATAGTCATCGAAGAAGTGGTTGAGAGTGGTACGGTATGCTTCAATAGTGTCGATACCGTCCTCCAGATCTCTCATAATTCTGCGCTCTATATCTCTAAGCGGTTCCTTGCATCGCTTACCAGGCGGAACCTTGTCTGTGGCAACAAGCTTCCAACTATATACGCTGTGTTTTTTCCCCTGCCTATCGAAATATCGGAACTCGTACATACCGTCACCGCGCTGTCGCTCACATGACAGCAATATTCTACCCTTGCTGTCGCGTCTCTTCTCGGACATTATGTTCTCCTTCCCGACAAGAGCACACTACGATATGCAGTATAATATTGTAGCATATTTTCTCCTATCTTTCAAGACCAAGGGTTAAATATTATGTAGTTCATCGACCAAAGCTTCAAACTTTTTTCGTTTGATCTGTGGACGATTGCCATTCCAAAGCAGAAAATCTGCATTTCGATTCTCGCTTACAATCTGTCGAAGCTTTGTCTCTCCTATACGGAAGTAGGCAGCAGCCTCTTCGATTGTGAGCGTAAATTTTTCCCAAACTGGGACTTGTGTTGCGCTCATATACTGCCTCCTTTTGCGCGAGATAAAAAGAGAGGGCTGACATTGCTGCCAACCCTCTACTTTACGCACGCTTGTGTTACCTATATTATAATGTATTACTTCTTGGCGTCCGTAGAGCCCATACCGCCGTTTCTGACACCCTCCGCATTGTCGGTATAGGTAATTCCATAAGGAATAAATATTGCCTGTACGAAGCCGCTGCCGGCTTCTACGGTCAGTTCTTTACCCTCATTACTGTCGTTGGTGACCTTGGCAAAGATGTGACCCTCATTGTCTGAATAATAGTAATCGCTGTCGATTACGCCCATAGTGTTATTGAGCTGCAGACGATACTTGAAGCCCAGACCGCTGCGAGGCAGACAGCCCAACCACCAACCCTCGTCAATCTTCACACGGATACCGGTGGGGATCTTCATGGTCGCACCGGGCGCAAGAGTAAAGGTAAAGGGAGACTTGAAGTCGTAACCCGCACTACCACTGGTGGCTCTTTCGGGGAGCTTCAGTTCGTCGTATGCAGACCGGATCAGTTCTTCCTCATACTCTGTATAAAACAGCTCTTTCATAGCTTCATGGAACTGCTCAAAGCTTACCTTTTCAAATTCTCCAACTCTGTTCATCATAAACTACTCCTTTTATTCTCTCTGTTTTTGAATTGCGACTGAGCTAAAGCCGCGATGTATGTATTGTTCAAAAGCATTGTCACTGTCATAATGCCAACGCCACCGGGAACTGGTGTAATCGCACCGGCAATCTTTTGCACATCATCAAAGCAGACATCGCCAACCAGTTTACCGTCGTCCGTCCTATTGATACCAACATCAATAACAACTGCTCCATGAGCGATCATATCTGCTGTGATGAAATTTGGCTTACCAACAGCCGAGATTACGATGTCGGCCTGCTTTGTGATCTCTGGCAGATGTTCTGTCTTTGAATGGCACAGCGTAACCGTTGCATTTTCTTTTGTCAGCATAGCCGCCAAAGGTTTTCCAACGATATTGCTTCGACCTACAATAACAACATTTAACCCCGCCAGAGACGATACAACGCATTTCAAAATGGATACAACGCCGCTTGGGGTACAAGGTGCAAAGGTTGTTTCTCCGAGAACCAGCCTGCCCATGCTTTCAGGTGTAAGTGCGTCCACATCTTTCTCTGTAGGGATGGCGTCAATTACCCTGTTGGCGTCAATGTGCATAGGAAGAGGAAGCTGTACCATTACACCGTTAATGTCATCTCTTTCAGCAAATCGCTTAACGGCAGAAATCACATCTGCAGTCGTTGACTCTTCAGACATATAAAGAATTTCGCTGTGAATACCAACCTCGCCGCAGGCTTTCTTTTTGTTATTCACATATGTCATTGACGCAGGATCATTGCCGACAAGGATAACAGCAAGACCAGGAGGAAACCCAAGCTCTGCTATTTTTCCTTTGATGATTTCACGCCAATGTTTTGAGATTGCTTTGCAGTCGATTATATTCATAGGCTTACACCGACTTAATGTAGAGCCCACAATGGCAGACACCCTCGTCCATTTCGCGGAACTCTTTGCACATACACTTTGTATCTTCGTTCTTCACAAGGCTGCAGGGACAATATCCACCGTTGTCCTTCAGACGACGCTTGATTTCAGCGGCATACTCTTTATCGGGTGTTACAGTGATACGCATGACTTCTTCTCCTCTCTCAGCTCATCGAGGAAGTCAGCAAGCGCATCATGTTCCTCATCGGTAAGGTCTTCCATGAGAATGTGGTCGTTGTAACGAACATAGCCACACTGCTTCAGGAAGCTGTTGAGCTGGTCGCCAATGACACTCATATCGGTATCACCGAGGTCACGAAAAACCTCAAGCGTAGACTCACTTGAAAACTCGTTGCCACACTCGTCTACCAAGTGGAAGCCAATAGTCAGTTTGTTTTCCATATGTATGCCCCCTTACTTATCTTTCGTCACAAGGTTGATTGCGATTGCGCCTGCGACGATCAGCGCAACAACGCCAAGCACCTCAGAAATGATCAGAGGGGAAATGATCCAGTACCACTTCCATGTGATTACATCGCAGGCACGCAAAGCACAGAACAGCATAGTCAGTGTGTAGCAAAGGTCATGGACAGCTTTGCCAAGCGATGACCCAACACTTTTATTTTCATTTTTCATATCACATATCTCCATTAGCTGATTTTTACAGCATACTGATTATCAGAAACAAGGTTTATGCCAAGCACATCATCGTAGTGCGGCGTTTGGTCGGGGCGAAAGCGCCCAAACTTAATGATGATATTCTCAAACTCAGAAAGCAACTTTACTTCTTCTTCGACCTCTTCGGGTGTATATCCGGTGTAGATGACCACATCGTCATTACACCCAAATACATTACGAAGCATCCATATCAGCTTGCGAACCTCCTTCGCCTGTTCAAAGGGTTCAAGACCACCAATCACGATAGCACTTGTCAATGGATTGGCAAGATACCGCATACAAATCTGTCTATCAGAGAGAACGACGGGGGCGCATGAGCGCCACCCGTCATTTTGACATACAGATAAAGGAATACCGGCCTCGGTACAACACTTGCCATTACAGGAAATTGTACCGATGAACATAGAGGGCTTTCTGTAGTTGACGAAATCTTCATCAACGATTGTCTTTACTCTCATTCTTTCATCGCCTCGGCATATGAATACCACTGGCGAGTATTAAACTCGCGGAAGCGGTCTTTGGAATATGCTCTGGAGGGAACAAGGTAGCCGACAATACGCTGATATGTATCAAACACAGGCTCACCGCATACAGGGCAATGGTCTGTACCAACAAAGCCGTGATGGTTCTTGCACTCATTGATACGGGTGTTGAATGCAAAGTAAATTACGCCGGACTGAGCAATCTTGTTGAGCATCGCCCACGCAGTATCTGTGTTGGGGAAGTTTGCCTCCAGATTGATGTGAGCAATACTGCCGCCGGAACACTTCTCGTCCAGAATAGAACAAAGACGAAGCTTCTCCTGAATGGTGCATTTCTCAGACAGAGGAATCCACTGATTGGAGTAGATAAACTTCTCATCAAGGTCATAGATCACATTGTCTTTCTGACACAGGATGATTGCTGCACGCTCGGCAGGAACGCTCTCAATGTTAAAGGAATACTCATCGGTAAATCCATCTTTGACCTCATTGAGAACCTCGAAGATCTTGCTTGCGAACGCTACACCCTCGTCTGTATAGCTTACATAGCCAAACTCATCAGTCTTGGTGTAGCCAAACTTCTCAATGACTTCGTAAAGACCGAGGATGCCCATAGTGCAATACTGCTTATCCATCTCAACTGCTCCATCCTGATAGTTGGGAAGCAGACCCTTTTCGACATTGCGAGCAATGATGTGGCGCACCGTGTCAAGTGTCTTACAGCACAGAGTGGCACGCTTCTTCAGCAGCGCCAGATACTTCTTCTCATCACACTCAGTCTCCAGTGCAATACGCATCAGATTGATAGTGTTGACCTTAACAGAGCCGATGGACAGCGCTGTGCCGCCAATGGAGTTGATAAAGGCGTTCAGCTTAGAGGTATCAGACAGCAAGCGGCAGCAGTTGGAAAGAGTGTTGACATCTCCGCTGATAAAGAAATTGCTGTCATTCCATGTGGTGTTGTGGTCGCTGCACCAACGGGCGAAAGGCTCATCAACGAACTTACCGTCACGATACAGCAGACTGTAAGTAAGCACAGGGAATGTAAACATATTCTCGCTGCGGATCTGAGACACCACTTCCATAAACACTTTCTGGTGTTCAATCAGTTCCTCAACGCAGTCGATAACATAGGTGCCGTCAGGATACTGCACACCGCCGAACAGAGACTCAATGTAGTTGTGGTCAAAGATAGATACATTGACAAAGGCGGTCTGATCGATACGCATGAAAGGCTGGTTCAGACGATAGATGAACTTCTGGAAGCACTGGCGGATATAGTAGTCTTTATCCTTGATGATATATCCGTTTTCACAATCCTTCTTCCAGAAGTAGTAAGTCCAGATCAGCACATTTGGGATACCGACGGCGCCGGAAGAACGATTGCTCATGTAGCTGATATACTCAATCACATCGTCCATAAAGGTGGTGAGGTGTTTGGGCGCCTGATTGTTATAGTTCTTGAGGAAGAACAGACCTTCAGTCGCCAGACGAGTCAGATCATAAGCGTAGCAATAAGGCAGATATGTAGAAGTAGATGCATCGTGCAGATAGAAGCCGCCATTGTATTCGGTTTCCAGCCACTCTTTTGCGGTACGCAGATTATAGCGTTTCTTCATCTCATAGAAGATTTTGTTGAATGCAAACAGCTTGTCCAGAGACTTACCCTTTTCATTCAGCAGACTACGGATATCCTTGTTTGATGCGTTGGCATTGGCATCAATAGTAACATCCGCAACATTCTTATCGATAAACCCATCGATAAAGTCGGAGAAGTTAAGCTGAGTCTCATGGAAGCCGTTGAGGAACTCAAAGTCTTCTCCATATCGTTCGTTCAGCGCATACATCGCCTTTTCAAAGTCTTTGTTCATTTTAATAGGAATGTTCATAGTTCACCTCTCACTGTTTATTGACCCATTCGTTCGCCTGCCCAAAGGCAAGCAGTTCGCCGTCAACAGACAGGACGGGAACTTGACTGATGCCAATTGCAAGCATCTTGTCTACGGAGTTTTCTTCCGCATAAGCGATAGATTTGGCGTCAAGCTTCTGCTTCAGCACACAGCAGCGAGGACAGCCATTTGAATAAAGAATTACTTCCATACGCATTCCTCCTATACTTCGTCTGCCCACTGGCTGATCCAGCTACGGTAGTTCTGTGTCAGTTTGCAGATTGCCACCCTATCCTTTTCTTCAAAGTGTTTGATATAGGTGGTAAAACCGCTGTCCTCTGGATTGTCCAGATCGCACTGAAGTTCGTGACCAATCACGATAACCTTTGCCTTTTTGCCAATGCGGGTAAGAACCTTTTTAAGCTGCGGAACTGTGAAGTTCTGCGCTTCGTCGATAATAATAACGGCGTTGTTCAGATTGGAGCCGCGCAGGAATGTGTCAGTAATACAGGTTACAAACCCTGTGCCGTTCTTCTGATTAACCATACTGTCCGTGTTAATGGCAGTATTGATATTGACATTGCACTCCACCAACGCCTGATAAAGTGCTTCAAAGTACACAGATGATTTCTCTGTGATTGTGCCAGGGAGCCAACCTTGCTTACGCTCTCCGTATGGAGACATGATATAGATCAGCTCGTCAAAGAATCCATAATGAACAAGCAAGTTTGCAACGCCAACGGCGATGGTGGTTTTGCCTGTGCCTGCCTTGGCATCAACAAACACAATGTCAATGTCTGGATTCCAGATTGCATTTGCAAAAGTGAGCTGTTCTTCATCAAGCTGCAGCCCATAAAAAGCATCGCCAATAGACTTGGGCGGCCTATCGGACGAGAAATCGGTTGTGCTTTTCTTCTTCGATGCCATGAGTCTGCCCTCCTTAAATGATGTCGTTGATTGTGCAGTCCTCACCAATGATATAGTCGGTTACGCCGAGTTTCTTTGCTTCATCAGCGAACATATACCATTCCTTACGCATCTGTGAATCGTACATTTCAGAAGTAATCTCTGTTCTGGAGAGTACATACTGCTTAATGCGCTCCTCCATTCGCTTGTTAAACTCCATCTGATCCTGAGCCTTTGCACCGGAGTTGTAGATAAACTGGGAGCCATCGTGCATCAGGAACTTTGCATGGGGCATAGCAAAGCGCTTGTGGCCGGCAAGACCGATTAGGAAACCCATTGAATACTGATATCCCTGATTGATAACATAAACAGGAGTTTCACTGCTGAGAATCACATCGATCAGCGCAAAACCTGCATCAACATCACCGCCATTGGAAGTGACATACAGAATGATAGGCTTGCGGTTTTCACGGGCAACCCCCATGTCCTCTCTGTTGATCTGCATGATGTGACGAATGGCATCATCAACTGTCTCCTGGCAGATGTTTGTTGAAATGAACAGCTTGCGCTGTTTAAGGTCTCTCAGATAGAAAACATCTTCAACAAAGCCACTCTTAAGCAGTGCCTCTTCAAACTCGATTTCGATATCGTAGTAGGTATCCGAGTTTCTCTTATCCATAGTAATTGCCCTCCTTGTGTTATCTCTGCGAAAGCTCGCAGATTTTCGTATATGCTTCGCTCCAGTTCATAACGCGAGTTATGCCGTTTGCTTCGGCATTAAACTTGCGGTTGTGCGGAGCATCCATCAGCAGCTTTTCATAACTGCCGCCAACCAAATTATGTACTCCATCATCTACGAGCACATCGCCGTTAACGAGCTGTTTATGTGCCGTGATAATGACATCATTCCATGTGAACATGGGGAAATAACGAAACAGGACATTATCCATTTTGGATTTAAGCGTCCTGTAGTCAGATGTTGTAACAATTAGAACTCTGTGGCCATTGTCCTTTAGCTTTTGGAGATACTTTGCGGCATCCTCAAAAGGCTTCACCGTCTTCCAGAAATCGTCCTCATGTAATGGTGCATATACCTGTGATTGGGAAATTTCGGGGAAGAACAAAGATACATCCCATTCGGTCACATCGTCCTTTTTCACGGATGTACCGTGATGTGTGTTGAGATAGTCGACCCATGCTGTAAGGAGACCCTCAATTGTGTCGTCCATGTCAACAAGCACAGTCAAATTCTTCATGTTCCACCTCGCAATACTCAGGAAGATTTGCTCTCACCAAAGCGGTTGCAACAGGCGGAGTAACTGCGTTTCCACATCTTGCTACCTGCTTTGTCTTGGAATATGCGTGACCATCAGCGTCTCTGTCGATGATATATTCTTCCGGGAACCCTTGTGCATTGAACAACTCACGGGGTTGAAGCATTCTCATGCGAATATCAGTGATTATGTATTCTTCTCCATGAATGGTAACGAGAGCAAAGCGATCTCGTGTAGTTACAGTGTCCAACGGTTCGTCCACAGGCTTTGCAGCGCCATTAGAGAAATACTTTACAAGGAATGCCTGCACTTCTGCATGATGTGCTCCGCTGCAGGATACCGTTGTCAAAGGTTCGTCAATCAACTGCCCGTCCATATTGTTGCGAAGCGTGAGAATATGTGCAGTGACGAGACTGTTGTGGTCTTTCGCTGTCACAGTATCCAGAGGAGTATCTGCCGCAGTTCCTGCGCCGTTGTAGTAACCGGCATAATTCTTCATCACATAGGCAACAGACAACGCATAGCGCGGACTTGTATCGACTGTCATAAGCGGTTCTGTCAACTCCTGCCCACGAACCTCTGCATCAGACTGTTCGCTATGATACTGGATCAGCGTAGGTGCAACTGCCGGCTGCTCGCCAGAGTTAATGATGAACGGATTGGGGTTGTCGATAACAAACTTTTTGATACCTCTTGCGATACGACGCATGGTGTTCTCCGCCAAAGGTTTGTCGCGTTCAAAAATGCTCTGTGCAGGGATGCTCCAATCGATACATTCTGCGGCAGTTCTATAAGGCTTCAGCTTGCCGGATTTAACATCTTTGCTATTTTTGGGTGCGTGGGTAGGCTTTGCCCAAACGATAGGCTTACCATCACATCGAGCAATCATATAGAATCGTGTTCTTGTTGTGGGTGCGCCATAATCGCATGACATTAGCTCGCGGTACTCAACCTTATATCCAAGGCCATTGGAGAGCTTGTCTGCTTCTTCGCTATCAATGTCAATGCGGAGAGCATTACAACACTCAATAAAAGCGGGGTGTTCTTTGCTCAACCCCGTTGTTAGAATTTTGATAAACCCATTAAAGGTTTCTCCACTTCTCTCTTTAATAGGGCGGTTATCTTCACCAAGAGGGCACCATGTCTGGATCTCAGGGACATTCTCCAACATAATGACTCTTGGGCGAACCATAAGTGCCCATCTGATGGAAACCCATGCAAGACCACGAATGTTGTTATCCACGGGTTTACCACCCTTGGCACGACTGAAATGTTTGCAGTCTGGAGAGAACCATGCCAAAGCAACAGGTCTGCCCTCGCAAACTTCGATTGGGTCTACTTCCCAAACATCTTCACAGTAGTGTTTGCTGTTGGGGTGATTTGCTCTATGCATGGCAATAGCATCAGGATCGTGGTTGATAGCAATGTCAACATTTCTGCCGATTGCAATTTCAATGCCGGTTGATGCGCCGCCACCGCCTGCAAAGTTATCTACAAAAATCTCGTTTCTTCTCATGTTATGCCCCTTTATATCCCGCAACCTCATTACCCCAACAGTCGAAACCGTTTCGCTCTGTGCGGGCATACAGTTCGATTTTCTTTGCATCGGGATACAAGCGGTTGATAATCTCAAAAGAAACTTCCGGTTTCTGACTGTGGCGCTTCACCTGTTCTGTAAAAACAGAATGGATCTTACCGCGCTCGTCTTTGTCAACCGGAAGAAGTTTCCCTTTATACATATAGAGCAGATACTCGTGACCGAAACGGATGGTAAAGGCGGCGGGAATCCCCGTCACCTTGTTCCATACCATTCTTGCGTGGAGCTTATAACCCAGATCTCTCGCGATCTGCTCTGCTTCAAACAGGTACTTATCAATCGTCCACAGGAACAGAACGGCGTTGTCTTCCGTATGCTCATTTGCCTTTGCCAAATGCTCCTTGATTTCTTCGAGCGTGCATACAGGGTAATCCAAAGGCTCGCCGCTTGAGTTCTTGCGTACTGATTTCTTACCGCCCTTACTCTGTTTCCAAGGTGGGTCGGCAACGATCAGATCATACTTTTGATCTGTGTCATAAATATCCACGAACATGACTTAACCCCCGATCTCAGCAAAAGAGAGCTGATGGCAGCCATTGATCTCTGTGATCAGACCAGAAATGGTGTCACGCAGGTCGTTAAGTGTTCCGTAGTTATTGATGTAATGGTCGGGCAGAACATTATCCAAAGCTGTTTCAGACGGATGTTTCTGCTGTTCAGGCGTAAGAGGACTGACGAAGTTCTGACGGATAACACGCATATGAATAACATCAAATCCATGTTCCTTCAGATAGTCGACCTCGTTGGGAAACCTGCTGTCAGGGATCAGCACATAATCCCATTCGCCATCAAAGAACTTAAGGATATCGGCAACAAATGAAACCCAGTAGTCGGGTTCCTGTCTGCGAATCACATCAGTTCCGATGCGCTGCAGAAGACTTCTGCCATAGACATCCTTTTCGCCGTTCCAATCAAAAAATGTTTTGCATATGTATTTGACCAGATCGCCGTAATGAGCGATCAGGACTTTATATCCATCAGCCTCCAGCATCATCTTGAGCAGGTTGGCTGAGGTATCTTTTCCATGTTGAGCTTTGCCGGAAATACAGATTACTTTCATGCTGCCACCTCGCGGCGCGGCATCATACCGCAGGTGTACTTTTCCTTGCAGAAGCCATACAGTTTACACTTAGGCATAAAGTAATGGTCAACAAGGTAAGCCCACTCTTCTGAATACTCACGCAGAGCGTTGCACACATCACCAAAAACCTTGCGGTACTCGTGATAAGCTCTCGTACACATCCTCTGGTGAGACATATCGATCAGGTTGCGTGCATTGTGCTTACAAACAATCTTTGTTTCCATGCCGAGAGGAAGACCCAAAGCGGAGTCTTCGCGGGGAACACCCAGTGACTCAAGCTCCTGCAGTGCGTTTGTGATATACAGCATCAGATCATCATAGACTGCCAACGCGGCTGCATTCTTTTCGATGCTGGGCGGTGTGACATAATCAAAACCCTTCTGGTAGTTGATGTATCTTGTGCTTGCCTGCAGACGAGTAGGAGCGCCACCAATGTGGGTGTACCACTCGCGAATTACTCGTGCGGAGTAACCATCGAGAACCATGTAAACATCGGGGAACTCAATCGTTCTGCCGTGGTCGTTCTCAAGGCACTCAATGCCTCGCTTATAGTTCTTCTTCTGGTCTGTTGTATCTGCACCCCAACAATAGCCGGCTTCTGCGCCAATCATGCTAATGGGGGTCTTAGTTGTATAGTCCTGGATAATGACTTTTCCCATGAAAAACCTGCCTTTCTTACAAACAGAGGGATGAAAAAACGAACGGCTACAAAACCGTTCGTTAATCATCTGCTCCATATTTTGCTACATAAGCATTGTTCTTGAACTCAATGCTCGCCTCGCGATCAAACCACTGTTGATCGAACTGACTCCAAATAGGAGTTGGTCTTCGGATAGCCACCTTGATAGGCTCATTGGAAGCTGCCGCCTGTTCTACCAGTGCGATAAACCTCTGTTCCAACATAATCCTTGGTGCTTCCATTTCTTGCCGCTGTGTCACATACGGCGTGGTAACTTCAAAGATGCAGTAGAAAACCTCAAGTTTCTCATGCAACGGCATTGAAACCACCACCATTCAAAACGGACATCAGGTCATCTTCATTGATATCGGCAAGCTCTTCTTCCTTTTGAACCGCCGTATTCCATTGTCCGTAGTAATATCTTTCAAAGCCTTTGGGCGGTACGAGATCATCGACAATCAGGCCATTGTATGGACGACGCGCCCACCACTGTGTCTCATAAACAGGTTTGAAATAATTTTCATCTGGCTCATTGAACACATAGATCTTGTCGTCTTCCAACACATTTGGATTGTGAATAACCTGAATAGGAATACCCATAAACCTGGCAACATACCCATCTCTGTTGATGTTAGGCTCCAAATACCTATCGGCGCCCCAATCATCCGTAGCTTCGCGGCGAAGCTTTTCAAATGCTGCTTCACCGCAAAGAATTTTTGTGGGTGCTTTACCTGTCCCCGCCTCGAACTTATCAAGCATAAGAATAAGTTCGTCTGTCATCATACGGTATCACCATCCTCCAACGGTGACACTTTACACTTGGGGAGAATATATGTATCCATCAGTTCATCAAAGCAGTCGCAACACATATCGACCTGAATGCGGTCGCCGTCAAACTTACTTCCATAACCGACATGGTAGTGGAGACCAAACCCTTCCTGCTGATCCCACATATCAAACTCTTTGCCGCAAATGTTGCAAATCGTCTTGTTCATCTCGCAAATCCTCCGTTAATTTATCTATGAAACCCCAGTTTCATAAGCATTACTGAGAAACCTTATTTACTGTTGCACAGTCGGTAACTGCGGATGCCCAAGCCTCGTCTACAACACCCATTGCACGATAACTGCTTACGGCGCAGTTGATAGAGTCATAAACAGCCTTTGTTCCAGTGCTGTCTGCAGTATAGGTCGCCGCCATATCAATGCCGATACGAGAAGCCTCCTCAACTGCATCCATATTGGCGCCAAGGAAGATAAACTGCCAACCATGCCCCTTAGTCTGATGCTCGATCATGCGCTGGACAGCGGACTTCTTATATGTATGGCTGGAATTCTCCTGTCCGTCTGTTGTAATCACGCACAGAATGTTTTCAGGACGCTTTTCAACAGGAGTGTTGTCGATACGATCCTGTACTTCCTTAATGGTTTCACCGATAGCATCAAGCATTGCCGTCATACCGGAAGCTACATACTGCTTCTTGTCCATTGCAGGAACTTCACGGATATCAATGTGATCGTGGAGTTTTACACGGTCTGTGCTGAACAAGACTGTTGTCAGATATGCATCGCCATCAATGGTTCTCTGGTTTTCGATAAACCCATTGAAACCGCCGATAGTATCATCAACAAGATTTTGCATTGAACCACTCTTGTCAATGATAAAAATAATCTCAGTCAAGTTTTTCATTGCTATATTCCTTTCTCTTCAATCTAACGGTTGTTCTCTCCCAACCGTCTGTAACAAACGACAAGCTGATTTCGCGTGTGTCGTAATCTTCCTCTTTGTCGATCAAATCGCTCATAATTTCAAACTCCACCATCGCTCTCACATAGTTCTTCAGATTGCCGTTATATTCTTTATCAAGGATCTCACGCATAGTACGCACACGGTTGTATGTCGCCATTCTGCTGAGATCTTCATCGTAGTATTCATTTCGCCAATACTCCGATGCAAACTGGTCAAGGTATGCCTGTGCTTTCTTTTCCCAGAAAACCTTTCCGCTTCTTCGATACCGATAACGAATAAACGGCAGGTTGGGGTAAAGTTCGGACAGGTAACATTTATACTGAACTTCGTATGTCAACATATTGAAACCCCTTAAACGAGCAAATGCTCATAGTCGAGAAGCTGAAAGTATTTTCCATCTCGCTCCCATCGCTTACAGACAATGATGTCATCCTCGCGGATAGGATCTTTGTCAAATTTTCTCTTAAACACTGTCATTCGGCTTTCTTTACCACTGCCGATAGACTGTGTTAGAACGCTATAGCCAAAAACTTCGTTGTCCTTTTTACGGCGCACAGGATAGACACCAGTAATCAACAACTTATTTCTGTCTGTCTCTTTGCCGGAAACATACCCTGCATAACCCATGATATCCTTGAAGTTTTTTGCTTTCAGCGGAATGCTTAAATCATTTACCCCAAGAGTCTTTAGTTTCGCCTCACACTCACGGATAATAGCCATAACATCGAGAAGCGTGTAACTCTTTGCTTCTTCTCCCTTTTTGGTTTTGCCGTTGGCATAACGCTTGACGATTTCCTCAAACTGTGTGCCGTCGATGCGGTCTTTCTTTATTTGCTTTGCCTCGCCTTTTTTGAACATCTCAAAAATATCGTTGATGGCGAAAAGCTCTCTCTGGTTACCGAAGTCAGAGAAGAAATCCAGCTTAATAAGAATGTCAAGCTGTCGTGAGTCAAGCGATGTCTTGTGAGTAATATCGTACAGCAGTTCAGAAAACGAATTATATGTATTGGTCTGAGAGAGTTCGTACAGCTCGTCCGCTGCCACCTTACTCATATATTTAATGGAGCTCAAGCCTTTGGCGATAACATTTGCTTCTTTGTTATAAAAGTAATCGCTTCTTGAAAGACCCCATTTAGGTGAAACAACCTTGATACCAACCTTAGAAGCATAAAGCGTAATGGAAGATGTTTTCTCTTTGTTGTCACCAAAAATGTTGAGTGCTGCCGTTAGGAACTCAAGAGGGTGATAGTGTCTAAGATACCCGCAGATATATCCGATGGACGAGTATGCGTCTGAGTGGTTCCATGAAAAACCATAAGCAGATGCATCAAGAATAATCTGAAGGAATGGTTTGATAATATCCTCGCATTGTTCCGCAGTCATGCTGTATTGTTCCGAACAATATCTGACAAACCTTTCCTCAATTTCAGGAAGCAGCGTCTCTGTGCCTTTTTTCTTAGCAATGGCACGGCGAACATTATCAGACTCTGCAGCAGAATAGCCACAGAATTTAACGAGGAACTGCATGATTGTTTCCTGCATTGCAATTCGTCCTGCTTCTGGTGAAAGGAATTCATTGAGTGCATCAAAACCATTATCGTAAAACTCACCCATTGCAACGCTGTCTCGGAAACTTGCACAAGCGGGTCGCAGCAAACCATTGCCGAATGACATCCATTTCAGCATGGAGAAGTTCGGTATCTTGGACTGTGCGATTGCCAATGTGGCGTCAGACATAAAGCGCTTCATATACTGTTGTGCGCTGTTGGACTCCCACTGGAAGATAAGCGTTGTGTCATTTCGGATACTTTTCCAAACATCCATATCTTCCATATCCGTGTTATCAGGTGTTAAACGCTCAATACCAAGCATTTTACAGGTGTCATTGATAACGCCGATATTATCCAGACCGAGAATGTCCAACTTGACATACATCAAGTCGTCCAGTTCCTTCATGTTAATCATGGAAACCGGATAATCGGAAGTAGATACACTGCAAAGACCGACTGTCTCCTCAATGGGCAGATCGCTGATCAGAACGCCACTTGGGTGAGTGCCAATGGAAACGATAGTACCATTGACGATATCCACATACATGAACACTTCTGGGTAATCTTCTCGCGCCTTTTCCTCGTGAAGCTCAGCCTCATTGCAAATCTTATCTGCAATTTGGATATAATTGACCTCACGGTTATCTCGGTATAGAGCGCGACATACATCTCGAATTGCACCCCTCAGCGCAATGGTGTTAAAGGTGATGATTTCTGCCGAGCGTATGTTCGGAAGGTTCATCTTATCTCTGAGCAAGAACTGTTTGACCTTATCTCTATCCTTGCCAGAATAGTCAGTATCAATATCCGCATTGGTGACACGAGACGGGTTCATAAAACGGAAGAAGTTAAGACCGTACCGCATACTGTCCATCTGCGTAATACCAAGCAGATAAGCGATCATACTGCCAGAAACAGAGCCACGACCGTATCCGCACTGAATATCGTTTTCTCGTTCCCACTCACGCAGATAGGTCTGCAAGAGCATGAAGTCAATTGACTGAGTAGCTTGATAAACCTTAAACTCCTCGTTTAGGACATCTCTCAGCTCTCTCTCATCATGATTTTTTAGAGCGTAAGGGTGGTTGTTCATTGCTTCAAGAACCTTTTCCTTGAACGCTTTTTCGGGGTGTTCATAGATGTGTGGATACTTTGTTCCACGGTCAAGAGAGAACTCTTCAACCATATCCGCAAGAACATTGGTGTTTTCAATCGCCTGCAGATAAACCTCTTCGGGCAGAGAAGCTTGAACTCGGTATGCTTCAACAAGCTCGTCATAGGTTTTGAACTTCAGATCCCACCGTTCCTCACCATCGAAGAAGATATCCTTTGAGGTTTGCAGGATGCTTCTGCCTTTCTCATGCACCTCGTTAAGAACATGAGTATCGGTGCCGGCAATCAAAGGGATGCCTGTCTGCTGACTTAATCTGTAAAGCCTGCGATTGTAGGAAACCTGACGATCATCCATGTGGTGTCCGACTTCAAGAAAGCAGCGGTGCTTATTCTTGACCAGAAATTCAAGAAACCTTTCTTGTGTGTCGTCGTCGCCTTTTCCAAAAACACCGCCGATGCAAGCTGTCGTAATCAGAATGTTATCTGATGTAGCAAACAGCTCATCGAAAGAAATTCGGGGAACATAGTAGTAATGGTTGTCTTTTCGGTTAAAGCTACCAGAGATCAGGCGGTTAAGCTCAAGAAATCCCTCGTAGTTTTTAGCCATAAGCACACAGTGCAGATTATCTCTGACCTTCTCTTCCAAAGTTGTTGTGAGATATGCTTCTGCAGAGTGTGCGTACTTCATTCCGGCAGCCTCGATTGCAGACTTCTTATGCCACCACTCCATGACACTCCCATGCTCGGAAAAGGCGAGAGCCCTCATTCCACACTCTTTTGCACGCTCTATGTATTCGTGATACTTTGTAACACTATCGATGTTGGTGACAGCGTTGCTCAGGTCTGAGTGAAGATGGTAGCAAAAATAATTGCCCATGCTATCTCAACCTCCCCCTTTCTTCATACAGTGTTTTGAAAACCTCGTATCCTTTGTCGACCGGAGCATCCTTATCTTCAAGTAGCTCCCGTCTGTTTCTAACCCATTCAACCTTCACATAAGGCAAAAGCTTTTTGATGTTCACATCATCCCGGATATCGACCTCGGCATCGAGGGCGAATACAACTGTGATTCCTAAACGAATCAGCAGCTTAAACTGGTAGGGGTTAAGATGTGAAGTCAAAATTGCACCGGTGTTTTTGATGCCCCAACCGTCTGCAATCATCACTGACTTTGCGCCCTCAAACAAAATGATTTCTCGCTTCTTCAAGATTTCTTCTTTGTTTTCTGCAAAACCATAAATCGTATCGAGAATGCCAAGCGGTTTGAAATAGGTGTATTTGCGCTGTTTGTTCGCTTTGTAATTCGGGTCTAAAGTTCTGCCGCACACATTGATAATGTCACCTTGCATATTGCGAATTGGGTAAACAATACGGTCAGAAAATGGATCGTAGCGAACAGAAAACCTTTCCATAGACTCGGGTGTAATACCCTCGTCTCTCCAGACAGACAGCTTATTTGGATTGCGTTCGTAGCGGTTCATATAATCTGCCGGCAGGATTGTGCTCTTGTTTTCTTTTTCTTTCTTTTGGTGGCGCTTAAACTTCTTTGCCACTGAGGTTGCAAGAAGTCTTTGTGACGAAGTGGACGGATCGTCGTCACGGATGTTTGCGTATTTTTTCAGAATCTGCAAACCCTCCATAAACTCGCATTGGTGATACTGCCGGATAAAATCCAACACATTTCCACCTTTGCCAGATGAAAAATCGTAAAACCTCTGCTTGTCCACATTGACGGAGAACGAGGGTGTGTTTTCTTCCTTCAGCGGAGACAAACCCCAATACTCTCCATCCTGCCTTTCCTCAAGTTCGCAGAACTGCGAGATATAAGACAGTATGTCTACCCGTTCAATGATTTCAGAGACTTCCACACCCTCACCTCCTTAGTCGTCGTCTTCCATGTCACTTGGACAAAAAGCGAATTGAATTTCAGAAAGTCTGTGATAATAAATCGACTTTGATCGGCAATCCTCTTCTCTGTCGTCATATCCTCTCATGCCAATCAAGATATCTCCATTGGGCAGCTCAATAACCTGCGAGAACCATTCGTAAGAGCACTCCTCTTCTGATTCTGGATCTTTGTCATACCAGACACGAAACAGTTTGCTCTCAACACCTTCGTCCAAATACCAGGTTAGAAAGTCGCCAAAGTATCCATTTCCCATTTGTCCTCCTTAATACGGCATTTGAACCGTATGTTGCTTAGCTTCCTCATACGAAATGAGGTTGCCTTGGAAGTTTAAGTCTATGTATTCATCCTGCGACATCTGAGCGCCATTGCGGTTCAGAATGATTCGCAGTTTTTTATTGCCGCATTCTGCTCCATCCGCTTCGATCTCATCAGGTGTCTTATCCTGAATGATTGCGATGGTTGAAGCATTACGACCGATCTTAGCACTGTCTGCAACCTTTCCGTTGACAGTTGCTTGTGCCGCACCGATGCCGGCAATATTCATATCACCGCAGATTTGGTTTTTGACCATGTCAACCAATCTGCCGAGTTCCTGATAGCTCGCAAAAGCATCACCCTCGCCCTTACCCTTGAAGTAATCTACGATAAGAACATCAATGCCCTGCGTATGCTTAACCTTTTTGACTGCCGTATAGATGCTCTGTGCATCGAACATCGGCATATAAAGATGTGTGAAGCTTTTCTTCTTAAGCCACTCCAAACACTTGCTGATTCGCTCCTCTTCCTCCTGTGAGTAGTTACCACTTCTTACTCTGCTAAACTCAATCTTCGCCAAATGAGAGAGGAGTCGGCAGGTAAACAGTCGTGAGTTAAGCTCACTGTCGATATACAAAACCTTCTTGCCCTTTTTCAAAAGGTCTACCGCACAGTTAAGGAGCATCATGCTTTTACCCTGTTTTGCTTCTGCCGCAAAAACCACAAGCTCACCAGGTTCAATGCTCACATACTGATTGAGTGTCGGGAACTTAAAAGGAATACCGGACATTCCATTGCGCTGTCTTGCCTTGATTTCTTCCCAGAGGCCATCGACAACATCTTTGAACTGAGGAACCTCGGTAGCTGTTGAATACTCCATCATCACATCATCCAGTGTGGAGTAAATCTGTTGCTCGATCTCGTTTTCGGTGCTATTGAAACAAAGCCGCTGACACTCAACAAGCTTGTTGTATGTGTCTCTGCGGAATGCTGCGTTTAGTACCGCGTCAGAAATCATCTTGTACTCTTCGACTGAGTCTCTTGCGATGCTGTGAGCATTGTCAATAAACTCGTCGATTGCGGGGACGGAAAGAATCGTTGCAGCCTTTTCGCGTGTCGCTGCCTTTCCGTTTAGGATATTGGTAATGTTGTAGGAGTCGATTTTCTCAATTCCCATCTTTGCCAATTCACAAATAGCGTAGTACATATAGGCATTCTGGTCATTTGTGAAGTGGTGCGGTGTAAGCTGTTCCGAATAGAAAACAAATTCGGGATGCAGAATCGCTGATGCAATTACACCGGCTTCGCTTGCAACATCGTTAATGTCACAAACATTCAAGGCTACACCCCCTTATTTACTCATGGCGAAGTATTCGCATTCATCGCAGAAATCGCAGAGATAACGACACTTCCAGAAATCTAACTTTGGTGACCAATCTTCGTTGTTGGTAATGGTCTCAATACTGTCTGCAGCCCACTGCTTTGCTCGTTCCAATTCTTCTTCCCGAAACGGCTCGGAAATCAACTGACCTGTTCTGTAACAATTGAATTCCAACCGCGCAGGATAGCAGTGAAATGTGTCTTTGATCGGAATGCTGTATAAGTAAAGCTGGCGAAGATACTCGTCCAGCTCAGCATCAGATTTGGTTGGCTTCTTTCGTTTGGAACGCTCTTTTAGTGCTCGTGACTTATTGTCCACCAGAATGATACCGTCTTCATCTTTGGCAACACAGTCAATGATGCCCGTAAACGGCTTGTCTCCGATCTTAAATTCCACCTTATGCTCTACACACAAGGGGTCTGGATAGGGGAACTTGATATCGCTTAGATAATAGAGACCCTGTTCAAAATAGGATTTGAAGATGTCTCTGTTTGGTGCGATACCACGAACCTCCCGTTTGAATCGCGAAAGATACTCTCCGGCGAGCTCGTCCTTTTTGAGCTCGCCATTGAGATACTGCTCGATCAGTTTATGTATGAATGAACCATAGTCCGAAAAGAACAACGGCTTCTTTGGCGTATGCTTAATATAGTTAAGTAGGAAAGCATACGGACACATCTCAAATTGATTGATACGAGAATAAGACCATGTGAAATCAGAGATGATGTTTGAATATTTCACAAGTCATCACCACCGATTAGAACGGCAGATCGTCTTCGTCAACTTCGCCCTCTTCAGCAAGAGCAGCCTTTTTCTTGGTTGCGGGAGCAGCAGTGCCTGCAGTGGGAGTGGAACCGTCAGCCATCTCAAAACCAAAGACCTTGTAGTTGACATACTCAACCTTCTTTTCCTTATCGTAGGTTGTGCCAACATCACACTCCAGAATCTTGATGCGATCCTTTTCCTTCAGATGTGCAGCCATCTCATGCGCCTGACCAATAAAGGTGCAGAAACCAGAGAAATCCTGCTCATACTCGTCTGTCTTCTTGTTCTTGCGGCTGGAAGAAAGACGAACTCGGGTGGTGCTGCCGGACTTGCTCGGCTCAGCAGACCACACTGTCATATAACCGCCCTGTCGAAAACCCATAACTTATTCCTCCTTGTTGTTTGTAATCTCAGCCTTCAGCGCGTTCAGAAGTTCTGTTGC